CAACTCAACGCTACCTTGCCGAAAGGTACAAAGAAGCGTTACAAAAGGCAGAAAAACTTGAAGCCAAAATTGCAGGAGCAACCTAAAGTTGTACCTGCTGAAGTTGTAAGAGAACCTATTGAAGTTGAACAAGCACAAAAGAAGATTATCTTTCAACCCAACAAAGGTCCTCAAACAGACTTTCTCTCTTCTAACGAAAGAGAGGTACTTTATGGAGGCAGTGCAGGAGGTGGCAAGTCGTATGCCATGCTTGCAGATCCAGTACGTTACCTAAACAATCCACACTTTAGAGGACTGTTAGTCAGACGTACAACAGAAGAACTAAGAGAACTTATATCAGTATCAAAGACTTTATATCCACAAGCTATACCTGATATTAAGTTTATGGAAAGAGATAAGACTTGGGTAGCACCATCAGGAGCTACACTATGGCTCTCCTACCTAGATAGAGATGATGACGTAACAAGATACCAAGGTCAGGCATTTAGTTGGATAGGATTTGATGAGCTTACACAGTGGCCTACTCCTTACCCATTTGACTACATGAGATCACGACTACGTACTACAAGAGATAGTGGCTTAGAGTTATACCAAAGAGCTACAACAAACCCCGGAGGTCCGGGACACAGTTGGGTAAAGAAAATGTTTGTAGACCCTGCTCCACATGGAGAATCTTTTTGGGCAACAGATATAGAAACAGGTAGACCTTTATTATGGCCTAAAGGTCACAGTCAGGAAGGACAGCCATTATTTAAAAGAAGATTTATACCTGCTACATTATTTGATAATCCATATTTAGCAGAAGATGGTATGTATGAAGCAAACTTACTCTCTCTACCAGAGAACCAAAGAAGACAACTATTAGAAGGAAATTGGGATGTTAGTGAAGGAGCAGCTTTTCCAGAGTGGAACAGAGCCACTCATGTTGTTGAGCCTTACGATATACCTACTAGTTGGACTAAGTTCAGAGCCTGTGACTATGGCTACGGAAGTTATACAGGGGTTTTATGGTTTGCAGTCGCTCCTGATGAACAACTAATTGTCTACAGAGAACTGTATGTTTCAAAAGTATTGGCAACTGATTTAGCAGATCTAGTGCTAGAAGCAGAGCAAGAAGATGGTAAGATACGTTATGGTGTATTAGATAGCTCTCTCTGGCACAAAAGAGGTGACACAGGACCATCACTAGCAGAGCAGATGATTATAAAAGGTTGCAGATGGCGACCATCAGACAGAAGCAGGGGTAGTAGGGTTGCAGGAAAAAATGAGATACACAGAAGATTACAAGTTGATGAGTTTACTGAACAACCTAGATTGGTCTTTTTTAATACGTGTATTCATACTATCTCTCAGCTTCCTTCTGTTCCTCTAGATAAAAATAATCCAGAGGATGTAGACACAAAGTCTGAAGATCACTTATATGATGCCTTACGTTATGGTGTTATGACAAGACCAAGAAGTAGTTTATTTGATTACAATCCAGATACACAAAGAACTGGATTTCAAGCAGCAGACGCAACATTTGGATATTAAGGATAGAATATGGCAGAAGATACAGAACAGATGGCAATAGATGCTGAAGAATCTGCAGCACTAGAAGATATGATTGCAGACAGTCTTAATGATAAACCTGCAGGTCAAATAGAAAGATTTGTTAAGGAAAAATTTAGTAAGGCAGAAACAGCAAGAAGATCTGATGAAGAAAGATGGATTCAAGCTTACAGAAATTACAGAGGTCTTTACAGTCCTGAAGTTCAGTTTACTTCTACAGAAAAGTCAAGAGTATTTGTAAAGGTTACTAAAACAAAAGTTCTTGCTGCTTATGGACAACTAGTAGAAGTTCTCTTTGGTGGTAATAAATTTCCATTAGGTATCAACCCAACAGTTCTTCCTGAAGGTGTAGAAGATACTGTTAGTTTTGAAACTAATCCTCAAATAAAAGAAGCTACAGAAGAATCAGATACAGGGTATGATGATGAAATGACTCTTAGACCCGGTGAAACTATGCCAGAGTTTAATGAACGTGTAGGACCTTTACAAGATGATCTTAGTCCTGTAGAAGAAGATGTAGAGTTTAAACCCGGAAAAAGTCCATCTGCTGTGCAGTTTCATCCTGCAATGATTGCGGCTAAAAAGATGGAAAAGAAAATACATGATCAACTAGAAGAGTCTAACGCTAAGAAACAACTTAGAGCTGCTGCTTTTGAGGCCGCTTTATTTGGTACTGGTATTATGAAAGGACCTTTTGCAGTTGATAAAGAATATCCTAATTGGGATGATGAGGGTGAATACAATCCAGTATTTAAAACTGTACCACAAACTTCTAATGTTTCTATCTGGAACTTCTATCCTGATCCAGATGCAAACAATATGGATGAAGCAGAGTACGTTATAGAAAGACACAAGATGTCTCGTTCACAACTACGTGCATTAAAACGTAGACCTTTCTTTAGAGAAAATGCTATTGATAAAGCATTAGAAATAGGTGAAAACTATAACAAAGAATGGTGGGAACACGCAATGGATGAGAGTAATGAAGATGATTATTCTCAACGATTTGAAATATTAGAGTTCTGGGGTTTTGTAGATAGAGAAATTATAGAGCAGTATGATGTAGATATACCCAAAGAACTAAAAGATGTAGAACAAGTAAGTGTTAATGCATGGATTTGTAATGGCTGTGTCTTACGTTTAGTAATGAACCCATTTACTCCTGCCTACCTACCTTACTATGCTACACCTTATGAAATGAATCCTTACAATATCTTTGGTGTAGGTATTGCAGAGAACATGGATGATACACAGACTTTAATGAATGGTTTCATGCGTATGTCAGTAGACAATGCTGCACTATCAGGAAACTTGTTGATAGAAGTAGATGAAACTAACCTAGTTCCCGGACAAGATCTTACAGTATATCCCGGAAAAGTCTTTAGAAGACAGGGTGGTGCTCCCGGACAGGGGATCTTTGGAACAAAATTTCCTAATGTATCTAATGAAAATATGCAGATGTTTGATAAAGCTAGAGTTCTTGCAGATGAATCTACTGGTTTTCCTTCGTTTGCTCATGGACAAACAGGCATACAGGGTGTAGGTAGAACTGCATCAGGTATATCTATGCTGATGAATGCAGCTAATGGTTCTATTCGTAATGTTATTAAGAATGTAGATGACTATCTACTAGGACCTTTAGGTAAGGCATTCTTTAGTTTTAATATGCAGTTTGACTTTGATCCAGAGATTAAAGGTGATCTTGAAGTTAAAGCACAAGGTACAGAAAGCTTAATGGCTAATGAAGTTAGAAGCCAGAGATTGATGCAGTTTATGCAGACAGTATCTAATCCTGCTCTTGCACCTTTTGCCAGAATGGATTACATTGTTAGAGAGATTGCAAAGAGTATGGATCTTGATCCTGATAAGATAGCTAACTCTATGAGCCAAGCTGCTGTACAGGCAGAGATACTCAAGAAGTTTCAGGAACAGAATCCACCACCTGCACCTCCACCACAACAAGGACAGCCACAACCTCCTGCTCCTGCAGGTGGACAGGTAGAAGACACACAAGGTTCTGGTGGTGGTACAATAGGCACAGGATCAGTGCCAACTCCAGAAGAAGAAGGCTTTACTGGTAATCAAGGAACTATACAATAATGAACATATTACGAAAACTTACTAGTGACAAAGAGTTGTGGGATTCATTTGTAGAATACATAGATGACTCTATAGCTAAACAACATAAAGCACTAGAGCAAGCAACAGAAGTTTCTATGATGTATAAACTACAGGGATCTATTGCTTGTTTACGTAGAATGAAATATCTTAGAGATGAGTTAAATAGTAAGGATAGACAAGTTGGCTGAAAAATCATCAACATACTTTATACCTCCTGAACTACGTAAGCACGTTCAACTTATAAAAGAACTTCCTGAAATAGTGGCTGACACTGTAACTGATCCTGATACTTATGTAGCACTTAATGAGTTATTAAACCCTGTTAAGTGGATTGAATCTGCAGGACAAAAATCAGGTAAGTTTTTTGAAAGTGGTGGTAAGGATATAGAATCTGGAGCAGAAGCTCTTATAGAAACTTTAGGATTAGCAGCTGGTCCTATGGCTCAAAAATATGCTTCTACATTAGCTCCTATGGTAAGTAGAGGTGTTGGTTCAGGAGTGAAATCTCTTCAAGAATTAGTAATGCCTTTAGGTGCTACAGATGATGTGGCTAAAAAAGTTCCTCAAAAGGAAGGAATAAGTAGAAGAGATTTTATTGCAGGAGGTACAGCATTAGGAACATTAGCAGGGTTAAAACAAGCAGGTGATCTTTTACCAACTACAAAAGGTGCAGTTAAAGCTGCTGCAAAAACACCATTAGCTTCTACTATAAAAGCTTTAAATAGTGTAAAAAGTAATTATAAAAAAGTCAGTAATGAACAAAAATTAATTGAGGATTCTATATTTGACTTAAAATCAAACCCAAGTAAATGGGTTGAGGATACTTATTCTGCTTATAAAGAACATACACCAGAAGAACTATTGGAATTAAAAAAATTAGAAAAACTTTCTGATACTACACAAATGAAAGTCATAAAGAGTGTAGACAGCATGGAAGAAAAAATTGGTTCTCTTGTAAGTAGTTTATTAAAACAAAGTAAAAAAGATTTAATGAAATTAAATGATGACCAGTTAAAATCTTTACGTGGTCATCTTACTGATAATTATTATTACTCTGGTTTTGGCACAACAAAATATGTTAAATTTCAACCTTCAGATCATTTTAGTATTAGAAAAGAACCTGTTGACCCTAAAGATTTTTTTAAATCTGATCTGGCTGATAAAACTCGTATGCGTAAATTAACTAGTTCTAAAGAATCTTCTGAAAAAACAGACTATGAAAAAATTGTATTAAGAGTTGATGAAGTTTTAGAAGAAAGAGGACTAACAACTATTGAAGATGTTAATAAACTAAAAGAACGCTTACTAAAAAATATAAGAAATATGAATTATCCGGGATATAAAGCATTTTACAACCAAGGTGGACTAACTACAGATGAACAAACACAACAAGCATTTAACAAAGGTGGAACAACAATGGAACAACAGATGAGTCTATTTGAAGAAGGTGGAATGAAAGATGATGGACTAGATAGAGATCCTGTTAGTGGTAATGAAATACCTCCGGGATCATTAGCTAAAGAAGTTCGTGATGATATACCTGCACAATTAAGTGATGGTGAATATGTTGTTCCTGCAGATGTTGTTCAATATTTTGGTGTAAAGTTTTTTGAAGATATACGTGCAGAAGCAAAGCGTGGTCTTGCAGAGATGGAAGCTACAGGTAGAATAGGTGGTGAGCCAGTAGAAGTAGATATGACTATGATTGCTTTTGGTAAAGCTAAAGAGGAAGAAGAAAAGAAAAAGAAAGCTCAAGGTGGAGTAATACACGCTAATGATGGTGTATTAACTGTAGATGATGACTATTTTAAACAACAAGCTATTGCTAAAGCTAACCCTACTGCAGGATTTGGACAAGTTGGTCAAAGTATTTTTGGTAATACCCCAACAGGAAATGTTCCTATGCCCGGAACTGTTCTAATTACAAAAACTTTTTATCATCCTGATGGAAGAACACAGGCTGTTCAAGGTACAATGCGTGGTAATCCACCTGTTTTTGTTCCTAATCAAGGTTTTGATCAATTTACAAAAGCACCTTGGTCTGAAACTCCAACTGCTCAAAAACAGGCAACAACACAAAAAAAAGAAAGAGATGACAATAAAGACCTAGAGTTTATATCTACAGAATCATTAGCTAATGATCCATCTTTTAAAGGTATGAATGGTGTTGCTCTTAGAGATGCAAAAGGTAATATTATATCTATGACTAAACGAGATTACGGAGCAGTATTAACTTCTGCAAATAGATTAGGTATACCTATGCAAGAGTATCATAATTTACCTTTGTTGTCTAAAGCAAAATTAGTAGGTCAAGAAATTAAATCAGCATTTGGTGGTGAGGTAGATCAAGATTATATTGATGAAGTTGTTGAAGGTGCTAAAAATAATCCAGAAAATATAAGCATCCTTGAAAGATTTTTAAATTTTATTACAGGTGGAAAAAGTAAAAAAACTGAAGATACAGGTACTACTCCTACTGGTGGTGCTAATGGTGGCAATCAAAATCAAAAACCTAATATGGAAAATATTAGTAAAAGAAATAAAGAGAAAGGTAGAGTAGAGGATTTAACAGGTACTACAGGTAAAAATATGTCGGCTTCAGATAGAGAAGCTGCAGTTGAAAAATATGAAAGTTTACCTCAATCAAAACAACAAACAATTCAAAAAGTTCAAAGTGAAACTCAAAGGAAAATAGATGAAGGTAAAGCTACAGGAAATTATAAAGGACTTAATAAAGGAGGACTATTAAAAAAACCAAAACCTAAGACAAGAAAACCTAGAGGTAAAGGACTAGGTAACAAAAAGTAGATTGGCTACTCAACAATGTTGACCCCAAGAAAGGAAAAGTAGAATGCCAGAATTAGAAAATGTGGAAGAACAAAAAACTGCAGGATATATGAGCAGAAGTAGATCTAAGTATAAAGACAAGATCAAAAAAGAAGAAGAAGAACTAAAACAACTTATGGAACAACAAGGTAAATCTCAAGAAGTTCAAGAAGAACAAAAGGTTGAAGAAAAAACTGAAGAAGTTAAACCAGAAG